AACAATAAAAGTATTAACAATAAAAATAATAAACAATGTGCATCTGACAATGCACTGAAAGTTAGTAAAGCGGCAATCAATGACTTTTTTGAAAGCATATGGAAATTGTACCCAAATAAAAAAGGCAAGGGGCAAGTAAGTGATTCCAAGAAGAAAGCGCTTTATGATATCGGTTACGATGAATTAAGCAGAGCCATAGAACGATACAAGGCAGGACTTGCCCGGGATGAATGGAGAAAGTTGCAGTACGGCAGTACATTTTTTAACAGCGGCTATATTGACTATCTGGATGCAAACTATACAGAACCGGAGCAGACAGAGCCGGAGGAAGGAGACAGATCTATATATAAAGACGATGAAGAGTATCGAAGATTATGGGAAGAACTTGGGTATAAGTAAGAAAGGACTACCGGCGGAGCGCATAGAGCTGTCAAGGGAGCGTATAGAACTGCAGGACGGGAAAATGTGTGATCTGGTGGCTTATAATGTGCAGGACTATGGATATGTAGAGTATGCAGAGAATATCGAAATCAGCAATGGAGAGTTCCGGCGGGCACGTTCTCTTATGCCATTCAATTACCTTGATGCAAATATGCAGAAATTCAACTGGGACCTGTACGGCCAGAACGTGCAAATGCAGCAGTGTGTTGCAGAATCGTTTGTCAGTCAGTTCAACGAGTACCAGAAAGCAGGAAAGGGATTGTATATATTTTCCAAAACGAAAGGGAGTGGAAAAACATTGCTTGCATGTAGCCTTGCAAATGGGATCATGGAGCATCAGGATATCTGTGTAAAATTTGTATCGGTGCCCGAACTGCTTGAAATGACGAAAAAGAGCTATAAGGATTTTATAGAGAAAGAGGATCTTGAAAGAATCCGGACAGCAGAGCTATTGATCCTTGATGATATCGGCGCAGAAACAAAGAAAGAATGGATTGACACAGAATTGTTCAGGCTTATTGATTACAGGTATTCAAATAAGCGCGTAACGATTTTTACAAGCAATATACCAATGGATTCCCTGAAACTGAATGAAAGAATAGTTGACAGGATATTCAGTATGTGTATAAAGCTGGATTTGCCTGAAAAGTCGATCAGAACCATGCAGGCGCATGATGAGAACATGAAATTTTTAAAAGGAGTTATTAAGGGATGAATAATAAAAAATTATACAAAAGACTTTATGAGAAACTTTCAACATTAAGTGCTAGTGAAATTGAGCTTTTGAGAGATATTCATAAGGAAAACAGTTTAATTGTGCAGATATGCGAGGAGGTACTTGCGGAAAAATATATTGATGAGCTGATAGAATTGAAAAACGCCCCGGACGGTGCGGGCACACCATCACAGGGCAATGAAACCCGATAACAAGACAAAAGACCGGATTCATTCGAATTGTAGCAGATTCCGGCGGAAAGGGAAAGCATGAAATTGTATGAAATGAACGAAACAATGAAATTACTGGGTGAGCAATGCTATTTTGAAATTTTGAAAGATAGCAGCCCGGAGCGTGAAGCGTACAACGATATGATGAACGCATACCGAGAGAATGGTAACACACATTATGCAGATGTTGCGATGGATGCCTTTGTATTGGGGTATATATACGGCAAGCGCGCAGAGAGAGCAAGACGGAGGGCAGGGCATGAAAGATAAATTTTTATTAAGTGAGGATATACAGAACCTTGATGTTATCAAAGATAAGATAGCGGTATTATTAAATGACGTTGAATTATACTTTGATAATGTCACACATAGACCTGAAAGCCAGTGCGAACAGTCCGCTTTTGATATGGAAATTACAAGGCTAGGAATCATTTATGATTACATAGACCGGATGGAGGAAACCATAAATAAGATGTATGACCATGTAAACTAGAGCGGCACGCTCTGAATGAAACAAGCCCTAAACCGCGGGAACTGCGATAGTGCCACTATCAAATAACAGATCTGAGAGGTGAGCAATGATAAAGATTAGAATATCCTACGATACAGAGCAGGAAGCCGCGCGGATCATTAAAGTATTGTCTCCGGCAATAACCGGGGCAAGGATAAAGCGATCAGAGAGCGGGAAACATAAGAAAATATACATAGAGCTGCGTTAATTGCTTGTCGCTGCCGTGTGAATATGATATAATGTCTCTGCAAACAAAATATTGATAAGTACCCCGGTATTTACCGGAAGCCTTAGAAATAACGGCGCGGGAAATGGTTAGAATATTATGTTCTGATTGTTTCACGCGCTTTTTGTTTGTCGTCTGCATTTTATAAAATCCTCTTTGATGGCTCCCGTCCGACTTGTCCGGGGAGCCGAAAAAAATAGTCCACCTGGGACGTTAAAAAGAAAGGGTATAGGAATGATTAAAACATCAGTAAAACATTGTGGATACGGCTTTATTGAGGAAACAGCGAACGATCTTTTAAAGCATATGAATGAGAATGAACATTTTGTTGATTTAAAGATCACGTCATTAAGCGATATTATGGCGATCGTGATGCTGATTTATGAAAGTGAGGTATAAGCAATGGATAACGAGAAAAACACAGCCAACGGGGGCGAAAATACCGGAAGAACATTCACGCAGGAAGAAGTGAATCAGATCGTAAGCGGTCGATTAAAAGAAGAGCGTGAGAAGATGAAACGTGAACAGGATGCAGCTTTTGCGGAGAGAGAGCAGAACATCAAAGCAAGAGAAATGCGCATGAATGTACTTGATAAACTCAAAAGTAAGGGATTGCCGGAGTCATTGGCTGACGCAATCAACTGTTCAGACGAGAAATCAGTAGATAAAAGCATCGAGATATTGGCAAATACATATAAAGCAGAACAGGGCGAGCACCAGAGAGCAACATATCATCCCGTAGGCGGTACAGGAGAAAAACCGGATCTGATCCGGGCAGCTATGGGGCTTAGCCAGTAGAAAGGATAAAACATGGCGATTAATTTAGTTACAAAATTTCAACCATACGTTGATGAAATTTTCAAAAAAGAGAGTAAAAAGGCACTTGTGACAAATCAGGATTTCGATTGGACGGGCGCGCATACGGTAAAGGTATATAAGATCAGCACCGGATCAATGAATGACTACGACAGAGCTGGAACCGGCAGCGGTGTGACAGGTTCCCGGTTTGGTGCAGTGGAGAGCCTTGACGCGACAACGGAAGAATTTACATTAAAGAAAGACCGTTCTTTTACGTTTGCCATTGATAAACTGGATTCAGACGAGACAGCGCAGCAGCTTGCAGCGTCAACAGCGCTTGCCCGTCAGCAGAGGGAGGTTGTCATTCCTGAGATTGATTCCTATGTATATGGAGTCATGGCAGCAGGAGCAGGAACAAAACCAAAGGCTGTGGCACTGACACCGGAAAATATCTATGATGAGATTACAAAGGGAACTAATACCCTTGATAATGCGGAAGTACCGGACGAGAACCGGGTTATTATCGTTTCCCCGGATGTGTACCGGCTGATGAAAAAATCAAAGGATATCGTGATGGAAACAGATATTGACACCAATTTGCGCAAACAGGGCGTTGTTTCTAATCTGGACGGTGCAGCAGTTATTAAGGTACCGGCGTCAAGGCTGCCAAAGAATTGTGGTTTTATCCTCTGCCATCCATCCGCAACGGTGGCACCTACCAAGTTAGAGGATTACAGAGTCCATCAGGATCCACCAGGAATCAGCGGATCACTGGTAGAGGGGCGTGTGTGCTACGATGCATTTGTACTTGATAATAAGAAAATGGCAATCTACTATCAGGAACTGACAGCGTAAGGAATTGAGGGGGCAGCAGTTGCTCCCTTTTTCGTTTCAAAAAACGTTGCAAAAAGCGAACGTTTCGTTCGTTTTGAATCCGAACGTTCGGTTTGAAAATACTTACAAATACTTACATTTTATCTGGTCTGTAAAGCCGCAGAAATAAAGGATAAAGGGGATGGATATAGGAAATTCATAGGACAAAATGTACTCTAAGATTCCCCAAGATAAATGCTCGGATTTGCTAGGGTGCATGTTGGAAAATGATGGAGTAGATTGTGGAGAAATGCAACGTAAAAAGTATTTATGTTGCGTATTGGAGAAAACGGAGGGAAAGCATATGGAAGAACAGGTAAAAAGCATGGAAGAGGTAAAGCAGTACCTAAATTCCTGTCTATCGGCCAAAAGGGAAGTAGAACAACTGGAAACAGATATTGCATACTTTAGAGCCGAAAAAATGTCAGTCCGCCACACGCTAGACGGCATGCCGCGCGGATCGGATCACAAAGACTTATCAGATTATATTGTAAAGTTGGAAGAACTGGAGAAGAAACTGCTGCGGGCAAGGTATAAAAGAGTTGCGATATATACGCAGATATTTGATCAAATTGAAAAGATGGAAGATGATATGGAAAGGGAACTATTGACATACCGTTATTTAAAGGGGCATACCTGGGAGAAAGTGGCGGATGAAATGTATCTATCTTATGGTTATTGTCATAAAGTCCATAATAAAGCATTGGAACACTTTGTTTCAGTATGGACCAGTTCCACGGAGCGGGTTGCACTGGAATTATAATAGTATCATTTGAGTATCAAAAAAGCTATGAAACACCCAAAACAGGCACCTCATAGCATTTATAAAGCAGACAACGGGAATCGAACCCGCCTCCTCAGCTTGGGAAGCTGATATACTACCGATGTACTATGTCTGCCCGTAATGAAATAACTACTAATTATTATAGCAAAACGAAAAAAGATTGCAACCGTTTTTTTGACGGTGTAAACTGAGAGAGAGAAACATTGGAGGAAACGATAACGATATGAAATATCCAGAATTTTTACCGGAAAACGGAACGATCGGTTTTGTGGCACCATCTTTTGGCTGCAGTATAGAGCCGTACCATACAGCATTTTTAAATGCACAGAAGAAATTTACCGGACTGGGACATAGATTAGAACTTGGACCAAACTGTTATGCGTCGGAAGGAATCGGCATCAGCAACACTCCGGAAGCATGCGGGGCGGAGCTGACAGAATATTATTGCAGCGATAAAAATGACATACTGATCTCCTGTGGCGGCGGTGAACTGATGTGTGAAATCTTAGACAAAGTAGATTTTGACAGGATCAGGGTGACAAAACCAAAGTGGTATATGGGATTTTCCGATAATACTAATATGACATTCCTGCTTGCCACGCTGTGCGATACAGCATCTATATATGGACCATGTGCGGCGGCATTCGGCATGGAACCGTGGCATGAGAGCCTTTGGGATGCCTATCATCTTCTGCGTGGAGAAAAAAGCAGTATAGAGGGCTATGCACTGTGGGAAAAAGAAGGAAAAAAAGACGAGGAACATCCGCTTGAACCATACAATGTGACAGAAGAGAAAAAACTTATGGTATGTCTGCCTGAAAAACAGAAAAATAATGTGCAGTACAAACCATTGGTGCAGCCGGCAGAGGAATTACAGGAAGAAATCACCATGCAGGGAAGACTGCTTGGCGGCTGCATGGATTGTCTGGTCAACCTGCTTGGAACAGAATTTGATAAAGTACAGGAATTTACAGAGAAGTATCAGGATGACGGAATCATCTGGTTTTTAGAGTCCTGTGATCTGAATGTGATGTCTATCCGCAGGGCGGTCTGGCAGATGAAACATGCCGGATGGTTTTCGCATGTAAAAGGTTTTTTGATTGGAAGACCGGCGGTGTTCGGACAGGAAATGATGGGATTAGACCAGTACCATGCGGTTACAGACCTGCTTGCCGGGTATCAGGTACCGGTCATTATGGATGCGGATATCGGACATATCCCACCGATGATGCCGCTTGTCTGCGGAAGTTATGCGGACATCAGTGTCAGTGGAAATGCGTTGAAAGTAAATATGCAGTGGAAATAGATTTCCCCCAAATTATAAAATGACATTCACATTGCTGCCGATTCCTGTGTTGAGCAGTGTGTTTAAATCAGCAGTTACCGGTGTAACAGATGCGATGTTAAGTGCATTCACAGCGGTAGAACCGGTATCAGCAGAATCGGTTTTGCCGGTGGTGCTGTCGGAAACAGACGAGGATGTCTGTTTATTTGCATTGCGCTTTGCCAGTGCATCATTGTATTCGATCTGTGTCAGAATATTGCTTCTGTTTTCAAGACGTCTGGCATAGGAATTGACACGCTGCATGTATTCTGAATCTGCAGAAAACAGAGATTCAAATTTTGAAATGTCGGCTGAACTAAAAAGAGAACTGCGTGATTCAAGTGTGCCGTTGCCTTTTACGGTAATACCGATCTTGTCAAGCTGGCTTTCATACTCTGCAGTCAGATTCTTCAGACTTTTCTGGGTGTTTTTGACGGTACGGTCGTCTGATGCACCGGATGAGTTTATCATATTATTGTAGGTGCTGATGAACGCTGAAACACTGTTTTTGATATTTGTTTCATTATCGTCATCATATGTAAATGAGCCAAGGGAACGTATCGCACGGCGCAGCGCATGCGAATCGGCACCCGTGAGGGTGGAATTGGTCAGATTACTGCGTGATGTGGTGGTACGTGCATCCGCATTTGATGCATAAAAACGGCGCATATAATAGGATGTACCAAGTGTGGTTCCGGCTCCGACATAAGCGGTATTGGCCAT